TCCATACTATCTCCATATTAATGAGTTCTACCCTGAGCAGGATAGTAAACGGGCCCTGAGAGTCCCGTGATAAGATCACCCGTAGCACCAAACGATGCGACAACTGCACTTTCATCGTTGAATGTGTCATCGAGACTCTGATAAAAGTCACCTGTGATCGCTGTAATAATTCCACCAGTGGCAGAAGTTATTGGTCCATACACATAACTCTTGGCTAAAAACTCAAAGGTTGTTGAAATGAATCTTCGATTTAAGAAATTACCCTCATATTCCTCCTGTATATTAATATTTGATAATACAATAGGAACATCCACTTTGTCGTGAACAGAGTTCATGTTAATAGAAACAATAAATTCAGGTGAAAAATATGGGAGAATTTGTTCTATAACTTGCAGGTTTTCATCAATCGAAGAGGTAAAAGCATACAATCCAAAACTAATATTGTAGGGAACCTCATTGAACATAGAAGATGTTGTTAAACCATCTCGTTTTCTCATCTTCTTCAGTTTGTTGATGGTTCTTGTTGGATCATAATTGATTCCAGTGATGTCAAAACCAAGTCTTGGTAAGATCGCTTTAACTTTCGTTTTGTCCTCTAGAATTGATCCACCTTCGTTTAGTCTTGCGATAAACTTCTCTTTTGGGGAATATGAAAGTGGTATTCTGACCTTCTGTGTTTCTGTTCCAGAAGAATCAAAGTATCTCACATTTAGATTATTGAACAACGACCCAAACCCAATGACGAGTTTTCTCATTGATTCATTATAGAAGGTGCTAAACATTAATAATTACCCTCCGAGAACGGATCTTGATCAGTGAAGTCAAAGATATTCAAGTCATTTTGGAATCCTTGTATAACATCATTATCCCCCGCAGTTTGTCCCGTTCGATCTTTAACTATGATCGTGTCACCAGAAACACCTTGAATTTGATCTTCGATCTCATCAACTTTGGAGAATCCTGTGTCGATTTCTTCTTGACCATAGGAGAAAGTTTCACAGACTAAAAGATAGGTATAAAGTTTACCTAACTGATAAAAAGGATTTTCGTGTTCAACAAAGTTAATTTCAAAGAGTGTTCTACTTAATGGAAAAAAGATTAAGTCACCCTCTCTTGGACGAGTTATTGCGGGTTGAAAAGTTGTGACTTCTTGTTCAAACCTTTTTCGTGCAACAACCAATTCCATTCTATCATTGATCTGAATACCAAACTTAGATAGAATATCACCATCACCCTCAAAGCCATTTACAGACTGAACATACATTTCAAATTCATAACCCTTTGAAAACTTCGCAGAATTATCTTCACCGAATAACTCATCTTTGTCCAAGAGTGATCTTGGAATATAGACCATATCTCGGCCGTTGATCTTGATCGACTCAATCGAAAGATCCTCGACGAGATTTTGCTCACCAGAGTTATCCTTGAAGTAAGAACTTTTCATGCCACTATAAAGTCAATCGGGAGTTCGTATTGGGAATAGAATTCTTGTTCAATGATTTGAATCTCTGAAACTGCTTCCGCATAAATCTGAGGTCCATTTAGTTGAACACCACCGGGAAGTTGAACACCAGCAAACTTAGAAAGATTAGCACCCCATTGTTTTTTAATCAAAGCGGTGACATATTTTTTAAACAACCTGTCGTTGTATATCTCTGTAAACTTATCTGGATCGAGGGCAGCGTATGCGTCAATGATAATATGATCACCCACACTGGCAGTTTTGTCCAACTCCGAGTCAATCAAAAGTCTATTTGTAACTTTACTAAATCGAATTTCTTTTTCATTTTGGAAAAAATCTTCGATCATACTAATGTATCTTTTTGCAGAGTCATAGGAAGCGAGTCCCAAGGAGGACTGATAACCCAAACCAGTATTGATACCAAAGTAATCAGACAAGGCCATTTGATAACGAACATCAAACATGCTACTGATACCTTTTAGGGCACCAAACTGGAAAACCTTCATAACACTTACAATGTCACGACCAGTTGGTCCTCCTGATGGAAATCCTTTGGGGGTTCCGATATCATCAGTAAGAATGTAGCGATTATCAATGTCTGTTTGTGTCAATTCGTGTGAAAAGTAAACACGTTCGACTCCATCGAAGTGTCTTTCGGTAAAAAACTGTAAAGCCTCGTCGAGCCGATCTTCTGCTTGCTCTCGATCAACATTGATTTCGATGACTGGAGCACCAAGTTTTCTCAGAGCATAATCAATAAGTTCGTCTTTTGATGATGGTTTTGCCATTACACGCCCCTTTCTATTTTATGTATAAGAAAGGTTCTAGCGTGCAATTACTCCGATTCTTGTTGTTTTTCGTTGATTGTAACGGAAACTTTTTGAATCTCTTCGTATGGCATATTTTCGATATAGAACTTTCGAGTGATCGGTTCAACTGCTTCGTTATTATCGCTTGTTTTATAGTCTGTAAAGCCCGGCATGCCCAAAGGACAACTCAATTTTGGATGATCGAGTTTACTATATGCTTCACCCTCAGCAATTAACCAAGTTGCTGATCTGTCTCCACAACCACATCCACCACAGTAATGTTTGCCCGGATGATCGCTTTGTCTGAGATATTGACACGGGGGAAGTTCACCACCAAGGTGTTCATTACCAAAGCAACTAATAACACGAAGTTGTTTTGTTGTCATTTCAACCTTAGTGTTACTAATGCCACGGGAAGCAATCGCTGATGCGTAACTTTGCACCATACCGATCCCTTTCTTTAAAACACTTTTCTTTTCTTCGCTAATTTCACGAAACTTTTTTTTACTTTCATCACAAGCCATAATTTACCTCATTTGATGTATATTCTTCGGAACAATCTTATCTTAAACAGTCCATCCAATCCTGTCAATGATGTAAAGCCATTTTTTTCTTGAATATTACTCGTTTTACTCACATTGGGAACAGAAACAATATTATAAACCAAGTTTGCGGCAGGATATCTCTTTTGATCTGTAACTGTGTAGTCCACAATTTTTCTTGTTGATGAGAGATATGATTGATAATCTTCACCTTTAACAATTTTTGAAATTCTAGGATCAGTTCTAAACGAATTTAATTTCTTAAAATTATTTGAGAACGAGTTACCAGCCACATTCTTAAATGTTAGACCCTCTTGTTGATGAATCACAAAACCTAATTCCTGAATACTTGGAAGATACCAGTCAGTGAAAGAAAATCTGTTATAATTTCTGATCTGGTTGAACAATGAATTGTTTGGTTTTTTATATCTTCCACCATCTCCATATGTGTTGAAAATACCATCGAATGTCGATGTTTTTTGTTGAGATGGTTTTTCGGAAACGGCTGTGTGATTATAGAGAATGTTTTGTTCTTGAAACTCATCACCTAAGTCTGTGAAAGACATGATGATTGCCCATCTCGAAATGGTTCCAAGACCACCCGGATCTGATGATCTGGAAAGTTTTGTTGCACCCGTTTCGATGTTCGCTCGAATTCTTGAAACTCCCGGTGAGAATATGCCCATATAAACACCACCAGCAAAAACAGATCCTACCTCTGGAAGATCACCCTCATCTATGAAAATTTTATTAAGTGTTCCTGTACTTGTTCCTGCTCCACGCTGACATGGTTTCTCAGAACATGAGACTGGTCCGTTATCGGGTGGGTTGAAGAATCCATTCAATTGCTCACATGCTTTTCTTGTTTCTTGTATGCAACCACCGATTGTGCAACATGCACTGACATCACGATCCGGTGATTGTAATTGGACCGCACACATGAAATCATCACAACCTGAAAATTCTCTCGAACCGTTGCCTGGGATGCAGATATCTTCCCAGAAAGGCTCCCAATCTCCACCAGAATTCCAAACATTACCACAGATATATCCAAGGTAAAAGATTTCTGGAACAGATGGAGGTGGAATAACATCATCAACACCGAAGCCATCAACTCCAACATCAATTAGTTCTAGATTGTCGAAGCCGGGAAGAGTTGGTAAAAATCCAGAATTGGAACCAAATGATTCTGTACAATATGCTATCATGTTTTGTTGTGTGCTGTCGTCTGGGAAATCTGCACAAACATCATATTGCCATCTAAATCCAGTGTCTTCACCAGTGTCTTGATTTCTTACTCCAAAACGGAATCTGCATATTCCACAACTTCTTCCCTCTGGTGGTGGAGGTTCACCACCACCGCCAGGACCTGGAGGATTACCACCGCCGGGACCACCACCACCACCAGCGTCATCATCATCCGATGGACAATCAATTTTTAAGAGATCGTTATCCTGTGGATCATAGTCACAGACCCCTTGATTGTAAAAAACACTTTGACAATTTTGAGGGGTTGATCGAGATAAATCATCACACTCAGAGAGCGTGCAAACATTGTCACATACTCTCTCATACTCACCCGTGGATGAATTGATCGCACAATGACAACACGCATATGGGTATCTTACATCATCTCTGCCAAAAGCACCGTCTGTTGCGGTACAGAAAGTCAAAACATCAAGTGGTTCTGTTGGACACTCGCCTGGCTGCCAGTTTCCTCCTTTTTGGAGACATTCGCATTTTGAAATGTTATTTCTTGTCCCATCAGGATTTCCTCGAATCCCTGCGTTACCCACTCCATTTGTAGGGTTTAGCCAGTCATCTTCATCTGTATTTTTTGTGGTGTAAGCACATGCACAGCAACAACCACGCTCACCAAAGTCTGGGCAAGAAACATCACCTGCGGAATCTGGAATAAAGTACCCACCAGACTGAAGACAAGCGTTAAAACTTTTTGATGTCTGAGTCCCGTCAAGTTCGCAGCAGCGACCTTGTGAGTTGAGATAATCCGAATAATCAACAACGGTTTTGATTCTTCCTCGAATTTGTGACATTAGGTGCAATCCTCCAAGGCTCTACAATAATTATCTATACCACTTACAGTTGGACATGCGAGAGTCACACATTCTCCGTTTACAATTTTTCTAGCATAGTAGAAAGCGGTAAACGACTCATCTGCGTTTGTATTATTATAGTTCCGATTAAAGAATTGTGGTCCCACCAAAGATGGGTTTGCAGTAGATCGAGGTCGAACCGCATTGAAGCCACTTGGTGAATCTGGAGGTAGGGTGTATTGTGATTGTGCTTGTCTTGGTGCAGGAGTTCCTTGTGGAGTATTGCAGTCGCCGGGATATAGTGCTGCCATAAATCCAGACAAATTGGCACATTCAGTTCCAACAAATCCTGCGTCGGCAGTGCCGGGAATAATTTTTGGTGGACCCAATCCTGCGTTCGCACAAGCGTTGATCGCTCGTTGGGTCAACTCTCCCGGCTCTGCATTGTCACCGTTGAACCCTCTAAGAGTTTCAAATCTTGGGTTCATGTTATTCTCGTCAGGAGAAGCAGGTGTTCCAAGAAGACAAGTGCAAAGAGCACAGTAGTCGTTGAAACTGTCACCAGAACAGGTTGCTGGTAAGTCTTTGTCTTCTTCACCACCATCTTGATGTAGATCACATCTTCCTTCATAGTACCAAGGAGGTAAGGTTGAAGTAGGGCCGTGTCCTGCGTTAGCACATGCTACCAAACACTCGCCGTTTATTCCAATATCGCCCAGAGTTTCCGACACCTCAATCGTAACTAGAGTTTCATCTGCAATTGTGCTGTTAGTATCTGAACATTTACATCTACAACAAACCTCAATGAGACCGGGTCCCTCATCACACGATTCCGCCTCTTGACCATTACATGATCTGGGATCTTCACATGTAATTCCCCAGTTATAAAGGGTGGACTGTGACCCTGCGGGATATGGGTTGTTTTGAAGGCAGTATGACTGACAGGAATCAAAATCATCACACTCACCACCACCGCCAAGTTCTACATCTCCAATTGTATTACATATACCAATTGTTCCCGAACCGTCCGGACAGTAGTAACAACAAGCAGCAATCGCAGAATTTGTTTCTGGACAAGAACATTCGATATTAGCATTGGTTGTCTGGACACCTTTGAATCCAGCGATGGAATAAAGTGATTGTTTTGCCCACTTGTTGCAGTAATCAGTTTGTCCGTTATTAATTCCAATGATATCTAAAATTTCTTGAGGTGTGCCTGCCGGCATGGTTGGGTCAAAGTTAAGCGAAGCGTAAGTCGATGCGTTCGCTGTTCTGATTGAAGCACCATCTGGGTTGTTTGCTGCCTCAGTTGGATCGACATCAGGACACTGACCACACGCAACACCACTATACACACAGGTACAATTATCCTGTGTTGCTTGATCGTTGTAATTATCAGCATATTGATCTGTGCAGCCTAGTGTGACGCACTGTGAATTGTCTGTTGCACATGGATCTTCTTTTTGACATCCAGGCTGATCTGGACAGATAGTGTTATCTATGAAGTAGATGTTACCACCACCCGCTGCGTCTGTGTTATTACATTTACCAACGTCATATCCAGCACACTGATTACCACCCGCTTCTCGGCAGCAAATACTTCCACAGGATTTTTCGGAGGTTCCCTCTGGACAACCCACACCGTCACCTAATCCAGTGCCGGGACAATACAAACATGAACCATCATCAAAATCTGCGTTTGGATTGTAATTACAAGCGAGATTATTCATACAGCCCGGAGTGTCTGGGCATGTTTTGTCTGGTCCACACGCTATGCTGGTATCCTCACAGGTTGTGTTGAATCCTTGGAAAGATCCCGACTGCAATATACATTTTGTATGTTGAACTTCAAATTCAGATGAACCTGTTACATACTCACACTTATTTTGTGTGTTAGGATCTGTATCACATGCAAAGCAACATGCTCCTCCGTATTGACATAATCCATAACGACCGTTATTTATTGCGTCCGAGTCTTCACATTTTTCACAATTACATCCATCTGGTTCAGGATTACCTTCGATTAAAGTTCCGTCGGCCGGACAGAAAACACAAGGACCGTCTTCGTTAAAGTTACATGCCTCTCTCTCAGTGCATTGTTCTACCTCTGGAACACATGGATTTGTTTCACAATCCTCGTTCGGAGTCCATTGACCTTGTTCGATACAGGCACACCACTGTTGTGTCGAGTTGTTGCAGTTATCAAGAAGTGGTCCAGAGCAACATCTACCCAATGGTTCGTCGATGTCATCTTTTGTGAGTTGTTCGATTGGGACATCATATTGCTGACAATCTCTTGAACTACAACCACCAAAATCGAAGCCAAATGTACCACGACATAATGGACATTCATCCGCTGAACCAACTGGCTCACATTCTTGAGTGTAGAGAATGTTATAATCTACACCAGAGTCATTCACAATACCTTCACGATATAAGCAACAAGTTGAGTTTGGTTCATTGAAACAGCAGTCAACAGTTTCACATGAAGTGTCTGGTCCTTGGAAAATACCCTCAAAGGAACGACATTGAACATGATCTAATGGATCATTAGAATCTGGATATGTGTCAAGACAGATGCCGGGAGCGCCACCTATACCACCACATTCAAGAGAGCCGGGATAATCTTGCTCTGGGCATCCACTACACGATTCACATGTATGGTTGTCGGTCCTCCAGTTACCATATTGACCAGCAAGAAGTATTGGTCTGTTCCACATAGACCGAAAATCTGGGGGCACTGAGGGATCCCCAATTCCAAAACCAAAAGATTTTCTTTGAGTTAGTCTTGAATTAAATCGAGGTGTTCCATAATATGGATCAACCCCACCATCAAAAGGATTTCCGGGCAGTTGTTTATTCAGTGCGAAAAATACACCGGCACCTACTGAATTAACGATTTCACCATCAAAATCAAAACCAAGACCAGATCCTTTGAAATATCTTCCGGCGCCTCCAAAGGCGGGTAGGTTATCAGGATCCCCAAACCGCCAAGCGTCAATATCAATAGTGGGCAATTCTGTCCAACAACCCCAACATGGTCTACCATCTGGCTTTATTCTGATTATGCCGTCACATACATTACAAGCCGATGTATCTGTAATGCCTAGATAACCAAACTCAACTTGAACATTTCTAAGTATTCCATGCTCACCCGCTTGAAGATATTCTCTGAAATCGTTTTGTGTATCGTCTTCATCTAAATCAACTAAACTCGGAACTGCGATGGAAATTTCAGACCGGGTGTTGCCACCAGCCGCCTCTTCAACAAAGGTGACTGGCTCTCCGTAATTTATACCAGAGGGCAGTGGTTCCGGAAAAGCAGCATTTAAATAAGCAAATAATTTATCAGTAGG